TCAAGGTGCCCCATCGCACACGGGCAAGTTGTCTTTTCAATAAGTTTAAGAGTATTTGCTTCATTTTCCTGATTAATCCAAGGTATAAAAAGTACGGGTAGTTTACCCAACATCACTTCAGTTGGTTCAGAGTAAACAGTTACATTGTCGTATTCGCGTAAAAGCAAATCAACTGCATTTACTTCGTTAGTATTTTTATAGTAAGCAGTATGATTACCAACAATCGTATGAACTTTTACTCCCATCTCCTTAAGACGGTCATAATAGTTATTTTTAGCCCACGATAAAGCAGAAAAATCAATACCCTTACGACTATCAAAAGTATCTCCCATATCTACAACAGTAGTAATCCCATACTCTTCGAGCGTTGGGAAAAATACCTCATTATAGAATTTTAAGAAATAATCATGAAAGAGTTTAGAGTTCTTTCTCGCACCAAAGTGTTGGTCGGTAATAATGACAACTTTCATTTTAAGTAATCAATAGCATTATTAAGAAACGATACATTATCATAAAAATACCCCAATCCTCTATTGCAACTATCGCAAAGTAGCCCTCTTACTTTACCAGTTGTATGGTTATGGTCAATGGATAAAACACTTTTGGATGAGTTTTTCTCCGATTTACCACATATCGCACAAACATAATTTTGTTTTTTAAGTATATCATCATATTGTTCGATAGTCAACCCATACAAAGAAACTTGTTGCTTTCTATTTCTTTCTTTCTTTTCTTCTAAAGTTAGTGAATTGTACCTCCTTCGATTAGAAGCATTTACTTTTTCTCTATTCCTTTGCACCCACTCTTTTACATCACCATTTTCAAATCTTTTTATAGAATTCTCCTTAGTACAAATAACACATCCAGTCATAGAAGTATATCTCAATGTATTTCCACATTTCTTACAGGGTTTTCCGTCATAAAACTTTTCTCCTTTCTCAGAAGCAACTTGTCTTGGATGCATTTAATTAAACTATAATACTGATAATATTTATTCAATAATATATTATAGTTTAATATCTCAACTTACTATGAACTCCATCTTTAATTGAGTTGTAATCGGAATAGTTCCCACCGTCAATATTATTGTCGTCAGTAAATACTTCAGAATACCCAGAACGTTCAAGGATTTTGTTTTTGATTTCTAGTTGACGCTTTTCTCTTTGAATTCTACGGAGGAAAGCATAGTGAATGATTTGAGTGAAGTATGCAAAAGGATTTTGCGACTTCTCTGGATTGAAATTATGAATATATTGAACGCAATTCTCAATCCCATCAGAAATCATATCTTCTTTGAACATATAGTTCACGAAGTTTGGTTTAAATGAAAGGTGATTAGCAATCTTCAGGAAACACTCTCCAATGTAGCGAGGAATGGGAGGTTTTGGTTTTCCTTGGATTTCTGCGATTTCTTTATCTTCGCGATACTTAATTAGAGCAGCAAGAAACTCTTTATTGTTGACGTAATGCTCTGACCTCTTTCTTTTGGTCATAACTGCTGTGGTTATCATAAGTTTTTATCATTATTATGTATAGATTATACCACTTAAACAAATAGTTGACAAGGTATCATAAACTCCGTATAATAACCTTTGTGGAGGTTGAAAAGTTATGTTTTAGCTTTTCTTATAGAGCTTCTCTAGAATCTCTTTAGCATCATTAACATTAGAGATATATCCCATTTTACGACTTAATTTAGATTCATTATTATTTTTCTTTTTAGAAGACTCTCTAACATAGTTTTGATACATGTTTATCATTTCTATATCAAAAGATTCAGAAAGAGTTATAACGTCTTCTATATTAATAATGAACATATCTTCTGTGGTTGTCTTTAACCACGGTTCAAGTTTATATCCTACTGTTCCTGTTCTACTTTTTATTTCAGAAACAATGATGGGATTTGATACGATTAGGAGTGTCCTGTCTTCTTCTTCTGAAGCTGCTACTTTTGCAAATAGTTCTTCACCAGTTTTTAATTTAACAGTGCAATAAAAATCTTCTTCTATCATGCTTTCTTAAGTTGTATGGTGATTATTTCGTAGTTAAAGTTCTCCTCATTATAAGTTTTAATTCTTTCAATTAAGTGATTTAAAGTATAATTTTTTCTCGAATTGTAAGTACAGTCATCAGAAATATCATATAGTACTGCTTTTGTTTTATTTTTTCCTTTCCTAAGAACTCTTCCAATAGATTGAAGATTTCTAATTCTAGATTTACTTGGCGAAGCGAATATTACATTATGTAAGTTTTTAATGTTAATGCCTGTGGAAAAAGTACCATAAGAAGCAACGATAATTGCGTTAGACTCTCTTTCCGTAATTTCTCTAACTAATTCTCTTTGTTCAGTGTCAACACCACCATGAATAAAAAATACTTTACGATCATCTCGCTTATTGCTATTTATCTTTTCGTATAGTATTGCTCCATGTGATTCAACACGACTAAAAAGGACAAGAGTATTTCCTTTTAAATCTAAAGAGAGATTGGTTATAAACTTATTTCTCTGCTCGTGAGAGATTAAATACTGTATCTCATCTTCATAAGTTTCAAACTTCTGTGGTTGATGTTTAAGAACAAGACAACGAATATCCAACTGCGAAAGATGACCTTGTTTCATCAACTCATCAGTTCTCGTTACTTTATATGATGGACCAAATAAACCTTCCAGGACCCACTTATGAGTTTGTGTTCCATCAAGAGTTCCAGTAAAACCAAATCTATACTTAGCGTGATGAAGTTTCGTCATAATCTCAATCAGAGATTTGCTCTTGAACAAATGTGCTTCATCTCCTATAATGACGTTATAACCCTCAAAGAATGAACGTTCTAATTTATAGACAGACTGCCAAGTAGTAATTGTAACTGGATATTCATTAGTCTTTTCTCTACCCGAATAGATACGGTGACAATATGAATCAGCATCCCAACCATAGTCTAAAAAATCCTTGTACATCTGCTCTACAAGAGATGTCGTCGGAACAACTAAGAGAATTTTTTGCCCTTTATCTACGTAATACCGTACAAGGGAATAAATCATCAAGGATTTTCCTGAGGCTGTGGGTGATATCAGCAATTTTCGGTTATGTCGCAGAGCGTCGTATACTCCCTCTACTTGATACTCTCGCGGAGAATGAGAACAAATAGAGTTCATATAACCCTTTACACCTTCATATGAGATTTCTTCATTAATCTCAAATGGTTGCCCATAGAATTTATTTTCTTTAAATTGATACTTGTAATTATGATTTTCTAATTTATCAATTACCTTAGGAAGAAGACCTGCGTATATCTCTCCAGTATGAGTGCTTAGTAGGCGAATCTTTCCATCCCAGTGTCTGCTTCTATACTGGGACATAAATTTTGCAGACTCTACTTCAAAAGTGAAGTATGGTTGAAGTTCATACAAAATATGAGGTTCACAATCTAACTTTAAGTAAACCTCATTTTTCTTTTCAATAATTACGTCACTCATAACAATGTTATTGCTATGAGTATTTATTTACCCTAGACCAGACTGAAAACGAATAAATTCTATAGCATTTTTAATTTGATAAGTCCTGTTTTGAATCATCTTCAGAATGCTTTCAATATAACTTAATAGTGTTTCATAGTATTCAATTTTTAGTGATACTTGAGAAAGTTTTTCATCCGAGTCCAAGTATCCTTGTAAAGTTTCTTTATCCCTGATTTTTTTAGGAAATGGATTCTCCACATAAACATCAGGGTCTGCTTTTCCAGTAAAGTACTCATATTTTTCGTGCCTCAATTTTTTCTTTTGCTGTTCAGATTTCTTTTTTAGCAAATTGATCGTATTGTATAAATCAAAGTATTTTGCATGAAGTATGGGAATGTTTAAAGATTCTGTATGAAGATTATCAATATCCATCTTGGAATCTTTTTCCCACATAGACTGAATTGTATCTAAATCAATATTCATAATTAAGTGAAGAAATTATTGTGAAGTTAGGGGATTTCCGTTTTTATCTAAAATATTATACACCAAATACTTAAATGTTACATCAGCAGTAAAATATTCAGTGTCTGTACTTGTAGCATCAAATTCTAATGGAGACAAATAAACTGGGAACATAGACCTAAATTTAACCTGGAAGTTAAATCTAAGACTACTATTTAATCCTATTAAAGTACCATCAGAATATAAGTTTAAATCTGACTTATATGGTTGTTCAAATGCTTCGTTTGAATTTTGAAAGTCGTATATTTCTTG